AAGATAGATGGCAAACGAACGAGCTTATCAATCGAGAAACAAGCAAGATTCAAACGATGTCAGCGTGGCGTGTGGATGGCACACTTCGAGAGTTCGCTAAGTTCAAAGCAAGGAATGTTTGGTTCAGTTATCCACTTCATATTGTGGATGATACAGGAATCCTCGATGATATCGAGTTGGATGATTCCAAATCGACTCCTTGGTGGAAGAAAAACTTCGACAAGAAGATGACTCCAGAACAAAGAAAAGAGGAACGAAAAATCGCATTCGACACAGCGTACTCAGCTCTGANCATCAATCGAGAAACAAGCAAGATTCAAACGATGTCAGCGTGGCGTGTGGATGGCACACTTCGAGAGTTTGCTAAGTTCAAACCAAGGAATGTTTGGTTCAGTTATCCACTTCATATCGTGGACGATACAGGAATCCTCGATGACATCGAGTTGGATGACTCCAAATCGAATCCTTGGTGGAAGAAAAACTTCGACAAGAAGATGACTCCAGAGCAACGCAAGGAGGAACGAAAAATTGCGTTCGACACAGCGTACTCAGCTCTGAATGATGGAATGAATCCTGTCACATCGAATGACCTTTGTGAATATATGGGCATATCTGAGAAGACTCTCAAGAGACGAATCAAGGAGTTGGATGGGTATGAATTCGATGGTGAGAATGTAGTCCTCGAAAAGTAAATTCGGAAAAAAATCCTATTTTTGGACAGGACAAACTCGAAGACAGACATCGGGACAGACAGGACAAAAAATCGACTTTGTCCGTGTCCACGAGATAAAAATAATGCACCTAAAAGGTGTACTTGGACAGGACAAACTCGAAGACAAAATCGACTTTGTCCAAGAACGGACAACCTATAACACTAAGAGTGTGTAATTAGGGAATGTCCGAAGAATCGTCCATCGTCCATGATAGGAACAGAACAGGTGGGCTTTAGACTCCGCCCACCATGTCTGTCCTTTCTACCATGGACAAAAGCGAAAAATAAAAAAGCAAAGTCTGTGTGGTATTTCACAAACTTAAAAGGAGAAAAAATATGGCACGTAAAAAATCAAAATTGTTGGAAGTGGGAAAAGAGATGCCAATCTTATATCACCGATTCCCAGATGAAGAATATGACCCAACTCAATCTCAAGTCCTTCGATGGATTTCAGAGCAGCCCGAATTGATGGAATGGATTTTCGCTCAATTGAAGTCAACAGGCTATATCATCTATGACCCTCAATGGGAAGCATGGAGAGGTGTTGGGAATCATGATTGAATTCTTCATTCCCATGGAACTCCCCACAACGACTCACCAACAAAAGCAAGTGACTTGTAGGAATGGAAAGCCTCATTTCTATGAACCTCCTAAGCTCATACAGGCTCGAGCGAAGTATATGGCACACTTCTCTCACTTCGCTCCTAAAACGCCTCTACGGGGCTGTGTGAGGCTCACAATCAAATGGTGCTTCCCTCTAAAAGATGGAAAGTATAACGGACAGTATAAAGGCACGAAACCCGACTTGGACAACATGGAGAAATTGCTGCTTGATTGTCTCACCGATTTGGGATTCTGGGAAGACGACAACAAGGTCGCATCTAAAATCTCAGAGAAGTTCTATGCGGATCCACCGGGAATCTATCTCAGATTGGAGGAGCTCGAATGAAATTAAATTATCACGAGTTCATGAACAAGGTCGCCGATTGGATTGTGGAACAAGAAAGTGTCGCTCAGAAGTTGGGCTTCGGGTCGGTCGAATATTTCAATTGGGTCTTCGAATCAAGTGGAAAGCTATGTGATGAATATGAGAATCATCCATTCGTAAGAAGACAAATGCTCATGGTATTCGAGCACATCGATGAAGCCTTCAAAAATCAAAATCGAAAATAAGGAGTAAAACTATGGCAAATCAAATCGAAGGATTGAACGGAACTCGTTCAACTTACGTATACGAGAACATCGAGATTGTGGAGAATGACGGTGTTCGCATGGTTCGAAGATTAAAAGATAAGAAAATCATTGGACTAAATTCACCAAAAAAAGAACCTCAAGAAGGATACTATCAACGACAATTCAACAAGAGCCAACCAAGATATCAAGATTTAGCTCTTAAAGAAGAACTCACGAATTTCTTCAAAGATACAGGGATGTCAATCGGTGAGTTCATCAAAGATTCCAACATCATCAATTATCATCTTGTGTGGAGCTTTGTGAATGGGAAAAATCGCATCACATTAGATGCAATCAACGAAATCAAAAGGAGAATAGATGCTTATGGAAGACGTTAAAATTTATGTGATTGTTAAAAACCAAGAGCCTCACTTCTTATTCGAACGCATTGAAGACTATTCAAGCATGAGAGGATATCTTGCGAAGGCTCATCCACTCTACACACACCGATTCACGAAATACGTTGAGAAGGCGATGCACTTCCTCACAATCAAAGAAGCATTGGATTTCATTCAAGCGCACCAAATTGATGGTTCTATCATCAAGGACTTGTCTCAAGAAAGACTTAAACGAAGAAAGATGTCCAAACAGTATCATGAAGATTATGGAGATGTTATCACTTTTATTTATAGCGTGATTGGGAATTCAAGCGATAAGATGCTTCAAGCTGCTCATGATATGCACACAAGCGTGACATCGTTGAGTAAATTCATGCGAGATCCGTATTCAATCTCTTCTCAAACCAGAGACAAGATTGTGGCAAATATTACACGACTAAAGAAGGAGGACTAATTCATGAAAGAAACAACAGAATTCGAAAAATTGAAAGAAGATGTCCACTACTTGATTGTGGCTCATTGCAAGTACAAGGACATGTCGATGTATGACAGAGCGTTGAAGCAATTCCAAGAAGATATCAACTATGGACAAATTGAAGAGATGAGCTACAATGAACGATTCGCTTTCTTGCTAGGGTTTGAAGCGTCGTTGAAGGCGATAGACAATGCAATCAAATTAAACGAACAATTGAAGGAAAATCCCGAAATGATTGAATGGCCGAAGAGGTTAGACCCTAATGATTATAAATATTGATGAAATTATCAAAGCTTATGAAAAGAAACACGGACCAATCGAAATCGATGGACACTATGGCGAGCAAGTTGTGATAAAACAAGATGAAAATCTATTCATGTACATCACCCCTTGGCTTATGTATAGAGAAGTGTGGGAAAGCAGCAAACGGATTCTAGATTTGAAGGAGGATAAATATGGGCGAAATAGAAATATCAAAAGAGTTTAGTTTGAAAACTTTGGTTACTTTTAAGATTATTCCTTTTGACGATGCTTTGTGGAGGACAGTTTTTCCACAATTGAAAGAACAATTCGGAATTGAACAAATCAATATTGTGGAATCTCAATTATATCTTTCAGCATTTAAACATTACTACGATGTATATGTGGATAAGGCTTTGATTGATAAATATGGCATGGAAGTAGTAAACGGAATGGTGAAAGAAAAAATCAAAGAACGAATTGACAAAGAAATGGAACGAGATTTAGGCTTTTTGAAAAATATGGAGGAAGACTATGGAAGATAAAAACGAAAGCGAAAAACTAATGGAAGAATTGAAACTAATCGGCGAAGGATTCAATAAGTTCATCGAATCAATAGGCGAAGCGTTGAACAAATTATTCTATCCAAAAGAAGATGATTGGAAGATGAAAATCCCGTATAAGTACGGGGATGATTATTGGGTTATTTTGGATAATGGGGATATTGAAAGTGAAAGCTGGGATGAGTACGAAACGGATGGCAAGAGATTCAATGCTGGAAATGTATTTCCTACATTAAAAGCGGCGGATTTAGAAAATGAACGCAGAAAACTACTGACACGATTCAAAGCGTTCAGAGATGAGTGCAATGGGGATTGGCAAATAAATTGGAATAAAAATGAAGCAAAGTATTATTTATACAAATCGAATATGACGGATGATATTTTATGTAACGATATTTATTTTTATGAAACATTCAGCCTTTTCGGTTATTTCAAAAACGAAGAAGATGCCGAACGTGCAATCGAATTGTTTGGGGATGAAATCAAAGAATTATTTGTGGATAACGAGGTGTAAGAATGAACATGATGATATTGATGGTGTTTAGTGCGATTATATTGTCGTTTTTATTCGTGGTCCTGTTCGTTTGCATCTTCAACTTCGCTTATATCGTATTCGACATCGCTGAATGGATTGGGGATACGATTGCCAATGTTGTCGAATGGACATTCGATACGATAAATGAAAAAATGCGGATCAATAAATAATATGAAAATAGAAATGGGGAATAAAAAATATGGAACTTACTTTATATTTAGAAAATGGAAAAACGCTAAGATTTGAAAATGTGACTAATATCAAACTAGATTCTTATGTGACGAGCATGGTTACATTTAATTATGTAAGTGCGTCTGATGGCAAAAAGAAAAAGGCGAGTTTTAGCTTTAATAGTTTGATAGGGATATCGACCGATAAGGAGGACTTTGATGTCAATAGTTTATTCTAAAATCGAGGAGTTGATGCGATGATTGCTTGGGCATTGTTTGATAGTGGCAATGGCTGCTATGCTCAAGGAGTCCGAGAGCTGAATGAGGGGGGGCAAAAGATGACAATCTATTCTGTGGGATTGGATATCGAGAACAAGAATAATCACTTCATTCACTTGAATCTCGCTGATTATTCGTACCTCTTTGGAGACAACAAGCTCTATGAGACTCTTGATAAGCTGCCTCATCCGGATCTCATCATTGCAAGCCCTCCTTGTGAGTCATGGTCGATTGCATCTCACATGATTATGGGGAACGCTTGTTGGAAACAAGAGAGAGACGATGAATCCTTATTCGAACCACAAACACCACTCAGTCCATTTACTATTCGAGACTATCACGAGTATGAAAAATATACTTATATTCCCGAAAGACAAATTGTGAAGCGAATCAATGGTGAACTATGTGCTTTCAATTTGATTCAAATTATTAAACGATACAATCCGAAATATTATGTCATTGAGAATCCCGAACGTTCAAGAATATGGGAATATATCGACAGAATTCTCGGATTTAAAATCCCGTATGATAATCTAGTTCACTATAATCAATATGATGATTATCATCTTCAAAAACCTACGAAATTCAAGTCGAATGTAAGGTTGGATTTGAAAACAGGAAACAAACCAAGTGCGGCGGTGTTTAAAAACGTAAATGGATACAACAATCGCTCGAATATCCCTATCAGTTTAGTGAAGAGCATCTTCAATCAAATTCTTGAAATGGAGGGATTGAATGAAAGATAAGAAAATCGCTGAGATTCGATTCAGAGAGTATCCCTATTACGACCGAGAAATCACATCGAGAAAATTCGATATGCTATGCCATAAAGAAGAAGATGTGAATGCGTGGATCCGTGCGAAGGGAACGAATTCGAAAGCAGCGGAAAACGAGCTCATTCGATTCGAGAGTGACAAATATATTCAGAATCGTCTCTTTTGGAAACGATGTGTGGAAGAAACTCTCGAAGAGCTTGATGAGAAACAAAGAGAATTTGTCTCGGAATACTACTTCGATGATGTATATGACTACCGCTCTCTTGCGAAGAAGCACTTCACGAATAAGAACGTAATCATGCGTGCATGTGATAGAGCCTGTCACATATTGCTTGAAAAATTAGGAGAAGTTTAGAAAGGGACGAAAAAGCGTTGTTGTCCCACTTTAAAAGTGATATATTGATATTGTGAAAAGGTGTAAGAAACGGTTTCATCTTGTCATAATGTGAAAACTCCTACATTTATTTTTTCCTCGGGACCTCCACGCCCGAGGTTTTTTGTTATCGTTTAAATATAGAAATGAGGTGATGGAAAGTGACGAAAATGACATTGAAACAACAACGATTTGCGGATGAGTACATCATCACAGGGAATCTTTATAAATCAGCGGTGGAAGCTGGTTATTCTGAAAAATATGCAAAATCTCAAAGCCATAAATTGTTGGATAATGTAGGAATAAAAAACTATATCGATGAACGCCTTGCAAAACTCGAATCTGAGAAGATTGCAACACAAGAAGAAGTCCTTCAATATTTGACAAGTGTGATGCGTGGTGAGAAGACGGAGCCTCTTTTGGTCTTGGATGGTGAAGGAACTCAAAAGGTTATCCAAGCGGTCCCGAACGTACAATCGAGAACACGAGCGGCTGAGCTTCTAGGTAAGCGATATGGAACGTTCACGGATCGTGTGGACATCAACGCTCAGATTGAATCGAAACCGAAATTCGATGACATCGTGAACCAATTAGGAGGAAGTGGGCTCGATGAATAGCTTCCCACTCTCTCAAAAATACATCGATTTTTGCAACACGGTCGAAAACGTGGATGCGGACTTCCTTGAGGGCACGACAGCCGCAGGAAAGACCACGGTGGGCTTGGGTGTCAAGTTCATGCGTATGGTCTCAAGGAGCAAGAAGAAGTTCCACATCATCGCAGCGAAGACGGTCGGTGTTGCTGAAAAGAACTTAATCAATCAAGACAATGGCATCCTCGACATCCATCGAGATGCTTTTTATTTTGGTAATGGGGACAAGGACTACAAAATCCCCCACATTAAATTCGAGGATAAAATCATCTACATTCTTGGATACGATACGAAAGAGAAATGGCAACTTGCTCTTGGTGGGCAATATGGATGTGTGTACATCGATGAGGTCAACACAGCGAACATCGAATTCGTTCGTGAGGTCTCAGCTCGTAACGACTATCTGATGGCGACTCTGAATCCCGACAATCCCGATTTACCTGTGTACAAGGAATTCATCAATCGCTCACGTCCTTACAAGAAGTACGAGAAGGATGTACCTCGTGAGATTATGGCTGACTTGAAAGAACGACACAATCCAAAATGGAGATATTGGTTCTTTACGTTTAAAGACAACAAATCTTTGAGTGATAAGGATATTCAAAAGAAAATCGACTCGGTCCCGCTTGGCACTAAGATGTACAAGAACAAGATTCAAGGGCTCAGAGGTCGAGCAACAGGATTGGTCTTCCCTAACTTCGACAGTAAGAAGAACGTAATCACGAAAGCCAAAGCGAAGAAGTTCAATTATGTGATGTTCTCAGCCGGGCTCGATACAGCTTACTCAAGAAAGAGCGAAGACACGATTGCGATGATATTCCAAGGCATCACGGATGATGGGCATTTGGTTACACTAGCCGAACAAGTCTACAACAATGCGGACTTAGACACGCCAATTGCACCATCTGACACGGTCGAGAGGTTCATTGCATTCCTTGACCGAAACGCTGAGGAGTTTGGATTCAGTCGTGATTCGTTTATCGATTCGGCAGACCAAGCAACAATCACCGAGATGATAAAATACAAACGCAATTTCGGGTCCGTCTACAACTTCAACAACGCATACAAGAAAGTGAAAGTCATCGACCGAATCAACCTTCAAATTGGTTGGATTGCTCGTGGGTTCTATTTGGTCGTTGAAGATTGCGTGGAGCACATCAAAGAAATGAACGCTTATTCGTGGCAAGAAACGAAAGAAGCACCAGAAGACAAGAACGACCACACAATCAATGCGAATCAATATGCGTGGTTACCATACAAGTACATGATTGGACAACAGAGAGGAGAAATAGAAGACGATGGGGTTGGTGAATATGATTAGAAATGGAATGAGGAGCTTTTTGAGAATTGAGAAAGCTCAACCGAGTGCAATAGTCATCAATGAAGAGATGACATTCGAGGACAATGCTGCTAAGAATCGAATTTGGTATCGTGGCAAGTCCTACGAGTTGCAACAACTATACTCGCAATTATCAACGACACGATTGAGCTTTTGGGGTGCACATTCAACTCCGGGGCAAGAGATTAGAAAGATTCACACGGGCTTACCAGGAATCATCGTGAAGGTCTTGAGAGATGCGGTGCTCTACGACATGAACGATTTGGAATTTGAAGATTCCAAGCATGAAGATTTGTGGGAGGACATCGCACAAGATAACAACTTCGACAAGCAATTGAAAGAGGCTGTGAAAGATGCTCTTGTGATTGGTGATGGAGCATTCAGAATCTCGTTTGATTCTACGGTCTCACAATACCCAATCATTGAATGGGTAAGTGGTGAGCGGATCCAAATCAAGAACAAGCGTGGACGATTGCATGAAGTCGTCTTCACCACTCGATTTGACGAGAACAAACAAACATATACACTCGAGGAACACTATGGCTTTGGATATGTAACGAACAAGCTCTATCGTGGTGATGCTGAATTGGATATTCATTCGACTGAATACACACAAGACATCAACGACTTCACGTTCGACAAGCATTTGATTCTATGCGTACCATTTAGCATCTTTGAATCTGATGTGGAACGAGGTCGAGGCGAATCCATCTTCGACAGAAAGACGGACACGTTCGATGCGTTGGATGAATCGTGGTCTCAATGGATGGATGCTCTTCGAAGCGGTCGAACAAAAGAATATATCCCCGAATCGTTACTTCCACGGGACCCACGAACAGGAACGTTCATGAAACCGAACGCATTCGACAATCGATTCATCAAGATAGCATCTGACAGAGCCGAAGGAGCAAGCAATGAGATTACATTGCAACAAGCGAACATCCCTCACGAGAGCTATTTGGCAACCTACATCACCGCTCTTGATTTAGCGCTGCAAGGGATTGTGAGCCCTTCTACGATTGGGATTGATGTGAAGAAGCTTGACAATGCTGAGGCTCAACGTGAGAAAGAGAAGACTACTCTATACACACGCAACACGATTGTGGAAGCATTGCAAGAGTTTATTCCTCAATTAGTAAACATGACAATCAATAGCTTCAACGTGTTGAATCGTAGACCTATCGAAGAGATTACGGTGAACGTTCCTTTTGGGGAATATGCGAACCCATCATTCGAGTCTCAAGTTGAGACTGTATCGAAAGCCAAAACAAGTGGCATCATGTCCATCGAAGCCTCTGTGGATGAGCTCTATGGCGATTCTAAGGACGAGCAATGGAAGTCCGAAGAAGTTATTCGCTTGAAGTCTGAGCAAGGCATCAGCGAGGTCGATGAGCCTTATGTCAACACGGACTTGGATGGATTCAGCGTTGAAAGAGGTGATGAACTTGCTAGTGAGAATCATGAACAAGAACTACCAAATGAGAACGGATCAAGCGAAAGCACTTCTCAACATGAGTAAAGAATATTGCCCATTCGGAATCTATGCGGTCGAGAAAGACGGTCAGATTGAGATGATGAATTTGAAACCAACATCGAGAACTCAACTCAAGAAATTGATTCGAGAATATCGATTGAAAGGATTCAAGGTGCATTCGAATGGGTTATGATGTTAGTCGAGCATTTGAAAGAATCGAGAACGAATTGCTCGAGTCCATGACGAGGAATCTCAAGAAACACAAGGCGGAAGAAACTGAGCTTGGTATCGAATGGACTCAATGGCAGGCAATTCAACTCGAAGAATTACAACGATTTAAGCTCGAGGCTGCTAAGAAGTACGGTCTCGAGTTCAAGTCGATGAATAAGAAAATCAGAGAGACCATCGCCAATGCATCATTGCAAGGTGCAAGCGATGAGGAGCTCAACGTGTTGAAGGCACTAGAGAAAGGCTACGTTCTAAAGCGTGAACGTGGTCTAAGTGCTGGATTCTTCCAAACAAATCAAAAACGATTAGATGCGTTGATGAATGCGGTCGAGCATGACATGAAGACAGCCCAAACCGCTGTGCTAAGATATGCGAACGACCAATATCGCAAAATCATCTTCCAATCACAAGTCGCAGCAAGTTCGGGAGCCATCACCTATGAGAAGGCTGTGGACATGGCAACAAGCGACTTTTTGAAAAACGGAATCAATTGCATCACGTACTCGAACGGTGCTGTACACAACATTGTGTCGTATGCTGACATGGCTGTGAGAACAGCAAGCAAACGAGCCTATTTGATGGGCGAAGGTCAGAAGCGACAGGAATGGGGCGTGTCCACGGTCATATTGAACAAGAGATTCAACGCCTGTCCATTGTGTATGCCATTCGAGGGCAAGGTGCTCATCGATGATGTTTGGAGTGGTGGAAGTTCTAAAGACGGACCGTACCCACTCATGAGCTCAGCGATGGCGGCTGGCTTGTATCATCCTAATTGTAAGGATAAGCATTCGACATACTTCGAAGGCATAAGCTCAAAGCCCGAATCGAGGTACTATGAAGAAAAGCCCGTCATAAAGGAACGACAACTAATCGAGAACAAGCTCAATCACGCCAAACGACAAGCAAAGAGCTATAATCGACTAGCGAAGAACAGTCTTGATACTGAGAACCAAGAGGTGTATCGTGCTCGTGCTACTGAGTGGAGTGGCAAGGTCAAGGAATATCGTGAACAACTCAATGCGTTTGAAGAAGCTCATGGATTGGAGTTGAAAGATGTTGAAAAATACACAAAAGAAGAATATAATTATCTAGAAGAAGATTATTCCGAAGCGTTGAAAAAGTTTGGTAAAATTAACAAATCACAAGTAGAAAAAATTTATGCAAATTCAACAAGAGATACGGGATATATTGCGACAGGTAACTCGTTCGATATTAACAAAGCTTTCAGAAACAGAGAGCCAAATCTATTGAGAGAAGTGGATTTAATAACTTCTAAAACGTTAGATGAAGTGATTAAATCTAACAAAACCCCTTACAACATTAAAGGCTTTAGAAAAGTAAATCTTGATTGGGTCTCTAATTTTATTAAGAATGCGGACATCCCAAAAACTTACGACAGTATTCAAGATGTTTCTGATGCTTTAAATTCAATAATAGGGCACAAATATGAAGAGCTTGGTTATTCTTCGATTAGTGTCAATCCAAACATGAATGTTTTTTCTAATAGAAGAGTGCAATTGGATATTGAAATTCCAAAAGGGTCAAATGCTTACTTGACAATGAATGTGCAAGAAAGTGAACTTATAATGGGTAGAGGAACAATATTCGAATTGAAAGAATCAAGTGTTATTAAAGATGACTATGAAGAAATTCTAAAAATGACATTACGTGTGATTAAATAAAGGAGTGATAAGATGTCTTTAGTAAAAGGAATACCAGATGTTGAAATGTTGGATTTTTCAAAAATGTCCAATGAACAACTAATGAAAATTACTATAAATACCGATTTAACATCTATGGAAGAAACAAACGTGTTTTTAGAAGAATTAAAGAAAAGAAATCTTGAATACAATAAAAATCAAGCATCTAACAAGTAGTTAGGTGCTTTTTTTGTACCCAAAAATAAATAAATAAACCCAATTAGAGTCACCCATCCGGAGGGTGGCTCTTTTTGGTATGCCCGAAGGCGTAAAACTACGAGGAGACACCTGAGCACAAAACTGAATACAGGGAGACACCCTAAAAACTGAGAAGGAGGGACATGAAAATGTTCAAACACAAACTATTTTTCTTTGATGAATCAGCAAACGCTGGGGCATCAACAACACAGGATCCGCAAGCAAGCTCAAACAATCCCGCTCAGAGTACTCCAGAGATTGATTATGAGAAGATTGCGAGCATCGTGGAAGGCAAGCAAAAGGTCGCAGAGGACACAGTCTTGAAGAACTACTTCAAGAATCAAGGCTTGACAGGGGAAGAGATGGCTCAAGCTATCTCAAGCTTTAAAAGTCAAAAAGCCTCCGCCCAACCAGATGTGGCAAACCTTCAAGAGGAGCTTCGAGTGGCACAAGCTCAAGCCCTTCAAACAAGAATCGAGAGCAACTTGCAACTTGCAGCAATCAAGCAAGGTGTGGGCTCTAACGTGTTGCCATACGTTTTGAAGTTGGCAGACTCAACCAATCTCACGTTGGATTCTAAGAATGAAGACTACGAGGCTGTAATCGCAAAAGTGTTGGAAGACGTTCCAGCTTTTAAACCAGAAGCAACAGCATCAACAGGATTCACACAAGTCGGATCCACGGGGGCAGCAAAACAATCGACAACGAATGACGACTTAATGAAAGCATTTGGGGTCTTCAAATAATAAAACAGAAAAGAGGAAAATAATATGGTTTTAAAATACGCAGAACAATTCGCTCCAATCATCGAGCAAAAATACGCTAAGGAATTAACATCTTATGATTTATTCCAATCAAACAAACAAGTAAAATTCATGGATGCTCAAACAATCAAATTGCCAAGCATCACATTATCAGGTTACAAAGACCACACTCGCGGATCATTAGGATTCAACACAGGAACAATCACAAACGATTGGGAGCCTAAGAAATTGGAACATGACCGTTCAGTTGAATTCGTCATCGACCCAATGGATGTGGACGAAACAAACAAAGTCGTTTCAATTGGAAACGTTCAAAGCACATTAGAAGAAGAACAAGCTATTCCAGAAAAAGACAGCTATGTATACTCTAAACTTTACAAAGAAGCTGAAACATTCGCTTCAAACGGGGCAACAATCTCAACTGAAGCTCTAACAGCTGAAAACATCTTGGTTCAATTTGATGAAGCAATGGAAAAAATGGATGAAGCTGGCGTTCCTGCTGCTGGTCGTCTATTATACGTAACTCCAAAAGTGAACAAATTATTCAAAGAAGCAAAAGACATCCAACGTGTGATGGGCGTAACTGGTGAAGGCTCTATCAAGCGTACAGTTCACGACTTAGACGATGTAAAAATCATTGTGGTTCAATCTGCTCGCTTGAAATCTAAATTCAACTTCACAGAAGGATGTGTTCCTGCTGCTGATGCTAAACAAATCAACTTCATCCTAGTTCACCCAACAGCTGTCATCGCTCGTGACAAATACTCTTACATCAACGTATTTGAACCGGGCTCTGATTCAAGAACAGCTGACAACTACTTACTACAATCACGCTTCTACATGGATGCGTTCTTAGTGAAAAACCGTGCGAATGGTATCTTCATCAACGCTCAAGCGTAATCTAATCTAGGAGGTATTTGAATGTATACAGCAGAGAGAGAAAACAAGGTGTATACAATCTCAGAGCTTGAGATTGAATACTATCGAAAACAAGGCTTTGACATCTACAACAGCGAACACGAACTTCATGCTCGTGGTGTGAAAGCTTCTGTAAGTGGTGCGGTTTACAACGCAGCTCTTGAAGAAATCGAAAAATTAAAAGCTGAAATCGCAGAGTTGACATCGAAGGGTAAAGGTAAATAGCCATGATATATGCTGATGAAACGTTCTACAAGAACGAATATCTTGGAATCCATACTCCAGAGCAACTCAATCGCATCTTGAAGACAGCTAGTCAGCATATAGACACACTAACATTCAACCGTATTGTGGGGATGGGGTTTGAAAATCTCACTCCATTCCAACAATCGGTGATTCGTGAGGTGTGTTGCCAAATGGCTGACTTCATGATTGAAAACAAAGACTTAATCGAGACCGCACTTTCATCGTACTCAATCAATGGAGTGTCGATGAACTTCGGTGATTCTTGGAATGTAGTCACAATGAACGGAATCGCAATGAAGCGAAGCACATTCGAATTGTTGAATCAAAGTGGACTTACAAGGAAGGTGATTTGATGCATTTTCCAAGTTTAGTTCTACCACAATTTTGCAAGACCCCAATCCATGTGGTGGTGCAAAGCGAAGGCGTGTCGAAGGATGGCGAACCCATCAAGGAATTTGAAGCCGATTTGTTTTGTAATTACCAAGACAAGGTCGTGACCGTGTTGACGGATCAACAGAAAATTGTGAAGCTCACGGGGTCGGCGTTGTTTAATGGCGATATTGCCCCCAATTTAGCGACTTTAAGTGGCGGGAGTGTAAATATCCATGGAGTGGAACGAAAGATTGTAGACACACGAAAATCACGAAATCCGGACGGTTCTGTGAATTACACGTACTTAGGATTGGAGTGATGGACGATGATTCATGCAAATAGTCGGGTGAAGTTCGACTTCGGAGTCATTGGAAGGCTCAAGAAGGCTCAAATTCAAGCGTTGGAGCAAACTGGTGAGTATTTACACACCGAGATAGTCAACGCCCAAGTGGTCCCGTTTAGAGACGGTACATTGCAAGGTGAGGCGTTCTCGGTTGATTACTCGGGGTCGAGTGGTGGTCGAGTATCTTTGACACACTCAACGCCCTACGCAAGAAGATTATATTTTCATCCCGAATACAACTTCAACACGAGCACGAATCCACACGCTCGAGGCAAGTGGATGGATGATTGGGTTGAAGGTTCGAAACAAGAGGACATCAAGAAGGCTTATGCTGCTTTATACAAGAAAATATCGGGGGTGTGAAGATGATAACATTGGCAGAAGTGCGAGATTGGTTGGAATCCTATCACGCAGCTCAAAACTACTACATCGGGAAACTCGATAATAAGAAAATGTATAGCATTGGAGTCTATCAACGCAAGACGAATGTCGAACCACGAATCGCAATTGGTGGGAGGAATTTGGCAAGTTATGATGTGAAATCGGTCAGCATCTTGATTCATCACAATCAAAATGCGAACGAAACAGAAAAGCGAGCGAACTACCTCTTCAACCAAATCCTAAAGGCTGAGAACGTGGTGATTGGTGATACTCCAATCCAAATGATTCGACTCTTATCGAACGAGCCCATTGATGTGGGAACTGATGACAATAACGTGTACGAGCGTGTCATCGAATTAGATATCTATTACAGACTAGAACAAGAAAGTGAGGAATAAAAATGGCAGAAAAAAGAACAGGGGTATTCCCCGTCTATGAAAACCAATTCCAAGTGAACACAGGAACGAAAGAAGCTCCAACTTGGACAGAAATCAAAGAATTAGAAAGCTTCTCAGTATCATTCGACAACGGTGTCGAAGAATGGTCTCCATTCGAACATAAAGGATGGAAACGCCGCTTGATGACAGCTAAATCAGTCACAATCTCAGTATCGGGCAAACGACACATCGGTGATACTGGTAACGATGCAATCGCTGCTATCGCACTTAAAAACGGACGTGATGCTGAAAAAGACTTCCAATGGACATTCCCAGACGGATCCAAATTAGTCTTCAAAGAAGCGGTCATCAACATCAAAGACTTCATGTCTGGTGACAGTACAGCAGCCGCACCACTATCATTTGACATCATGTCTAATGGTAAACCTGAATACACAGCGGCAGGCTAAAATCACGAAAACAAGTGGAGGGGTGAACATCGCCCCTCTTTTTTATTTGGCAAGGAGGAAAACTAATGCATAAAGCACTAATCAACTTCATCGATGCGGAAACTCGCAAGGAATACAAAGTCGGTGATGAATTCGATACAACAGGAATGACGGATGAACGAATCCACGAATTGACGACCGAACACAATCGAATTGGTGTTCCACTTATCGGTGAAGTAGAAGAAACAGAAACGACAGAAGTATTCACAACAATGAAAAGCGAGGTATTTGAATAATGGGAAAGATTATCGATATTACAGAACAACTAAACTTTGAATCAAAACCAAAAATCAAAATTAAAAACGTAACCATCGAAGTAGATGATTCAGCTCCAACAGCACTCAAGCTCATGGAAGTGATGAGTGGGGTGGATGGGGATCCGACTGTTGCCCAAATGAAGAATCTATACGAAATCATCTTCAACGAACAAGACCGTGTGAAGATTGAAAAATTAAGTTTAAACCTAAAAAGCTGGATGGCTCTCATTCGTGAGGCAATCAATTTGATTGTAGGAGACCAAGAAGCGGGGGAATAGGTGAGCCATATTACGACATTTTCGAAGATTGGGACTTGATGGTCTCATCATTTAGAACGCAATATGGCATCTCGTTCTATTCTTATGATTTTAAAGAAATGAAATGGAAAGAATTCAGAGCTCTAGTCTCTGGACTTTCATCGGAGACTCCTCTCGGACGAATTATCCAAATTCGAAGCGAGGACGACCCGAAAATGCTCGAATCGTTCTCACCCGGGCAACATAGAATCCGTGATGAGTGGCGAAATAAACGAGCAAAACAACGAACACAAGAAGAGCTTGATGCGGTTCTCAAGGAACTTCAACAAGCCTTTTCTGAATGGTAGTAAGAAGGAGGTGGACAAATGGCAACTAAAATCGGCGATGTTGAATTGGGATTGGTGGTGAATCAACAAGGATTCACGAATCAATTGAATGGAATCCAACAAAAAGTCATGGGCTTTGCAAAGGTGCTCGCTGGTGCGTTTGCGGTCAAGAAGCTCATTGATTTTGGCTCTGAGGCAATCAAGCTCGGGTCCGATTTGAACGAGGTTCAAAACGTGGTCGATGTGGCATTCCCAAAGATGTCAAAGCAAGTTGACGAATTCGCAAAATCGGCAATGTACGCATCGGGATTGTCTGAGACGATGGCTAAACGCTACACAGGGACATTCGGTGCAATGTCCAAGGCTTTTGGATTCAGCGAACAACAAGCCTATGAGATGTCCACAGCGTTGACGAGCTTGGCGGGGGATGTAGCATCATTCTACAACATAAGCCAAGACGAGGCGTACACGAAATTGAAATCTGTATTCACAGGTGAGACCGAGACCTTGAAAGACTTAGGGGTCGTAATGACACAAACAGCCCTCGATGCCTATGCAATGGCGAATGGATTTGGGAAGACCACCGCTGAGATGTCTGAGGCGGAGAAAGTGGCTCTTAGATTCGCATTCGTTCAAAGTCAACTAGCTCTTGCAAGTGGTGACTTCGCAAGGACTAGCGATTCATGGGCGAACCAAGTGCGAATCATGAAATTGCAATTCCAATCGTTCATGGCATCCGTTGGGCAAGGACTCATCAATCTGTTCACGCCTGTGATTCAAGTTCTTAACTTCCTACTAAGTAAACTCTTAACTGTCGGGAACGCATTTAGGGCTCTTACTGAGCTCTTGACGGGTAAGAAGTCACAAGCTGGAGGAGGAATACAAGAGACCGCCGATGCTGTCGGGAACCTTGCGGACAATATGCAAGGGGCTGGTGGTGGAGCTGGCGACATGGCTGATGCTGTGGATGATGCTGGTGGAGCTGCTGACAAGGCTGGCGGCGCTGCTAAGAAGGCAGCGAAAGAAATGAAGTCCTTGATGGGCTTCGATAAAATCAACAAACTATCCGAACCGAATGACGACTCTGGCGGAGGCGGAGGCGGCGGTGGTGGAGGTAAAGGCAAAGGAAAAGGCGGCGGTGGTGGCGGAGGCGGCCAACCAAAAGGTGCTCAAGTTGACATGGGCAAGATTGCCGAAGGGGACAACCAATTGAAGAAATTCTTCGAAGACCTCTTTGGTCGAATTGGTGAACTCTTAGCCAAATTCAAAGCTGGATTCGATGCCGCATTCCACTCCGAAGGTTTGGAACGAATGAAAGTGGCTCTTGAACGAATCGGAGCTACCCTCCAAGAAATCTTCACGGATCCACAAGTCGTCCAATCGTTCAACACAATGCTTGACAAGTGGGCTTATGCTTTGGGTCAATTTACTGGTGCGATTGCTTCTGTTGGAGTGGGAATCGGTGTATTCCTTACTGAATCCATCGCAAACGCATTGGACAACCACAAGGAGCAAATCAAGAAAGCTCTTGTCAATACAATGGATGCGACTGGGGATATGTGGGAGGCAGCTGGAAACATTGCTCAAGCTATCGGTGATTCCATTTACAAGGTATTAACGAGCGAAGGGGCTGTGAAGATAGGTGAAGCCATCGCAGGGGCATTCATTAGTCTATATGTTGATATCAAAGAAATCGGAGCGAAACTTGGTCGTGACTTGATGAAGGCTTTCGAGACGATTATCACGAAGAACGCTCCGAAACTTACAGAAGCATTCAATACAATGTTGAAGAATATTGCTCCAATCTTCAAAACGGTCGAAAAAGCCGTTGAAGATGTTGGAAAGATGTTCAAAGGTGTTTACGATGACACTATCGGTCCATTGATTATTCAATGGGGCGAAATGATATCGGGACTTGTTGGAACAATTATCGATGGATTCAACAATCATGTGAATCCAATCCTTGAAAAAGTTGGAAAAGCATTTGGTGGAGTTTACGACCAATACGTGAAGCCTATGATTGATTCGTTTGGTGGTGCAATTTACAGTCTAGGTCAAGCAATTAGCAGCCTATGGACAGCACTTGAACCAATCTACAATCTACTTGCGAGCTCATTAGGACCCGTTCTTGGTGTGATTGCGGGGGTTCTTGGTGGTGTTCTTTTAGCGGCACTCGTTGCCATATCACTAGCATTGAAAGCTGTATTTGATTTACTAAGCTTCCTATTCGACATCTTGAGAAATGTCGTTGATGCTATAACGAACGCAGCAAGTCAATTGATGACCGCACTCCCAGAAGGCTTCCAAGCTGCTTGGGATGGAATTGTGGCGATATTCGGTGGAATAGGTCAATGGTTTGCGGATCGTTGGAATGACATCGTGACCGAATTCTCGAATGTTCCAACATGGTTCAACACAGTATTCCAAACAGCGTGGAACAACATCGTGAATGTGTTCAAGGCTATTGGACAATGGTTCAAGGATAGATGGAACGATGTGGTGAACGCACTATCGAATGTGGCGACATGGTTCGGAACAATGTTCAAGAATGCATGGTCTAATATCGTGAACGTGTTCAGCGTGGCAGGTTCATGGTTTAGTGGCATTTGGGGAGGCATCAAAGCGGTGTTCTCTGGTGTGGTTGAATTCTTCCGAGGAATCTTCCAAGGAGCTTGGAACACAATTACAAGCATCTTCTCAACGATTCCAAATTGGTTCAGCAACATCTTTTCTAAAGCATGGGCAGGAGTTCGAGATGTATTCTCAACTGGCGGTCGCATCTTCATGGGAATCACTGAAGGGATTCTAGGAACGTTCAAGACGGTCGTAAATGGAATCATCGGAGGTATTAACCGAGTGATTACCATCCCATTCAACGGAATCAATGGAATCCTTGATGGAATTCGTGGAATCAGCGTGATGGGTGTGAGCCCATTCTCGTGGATTGGTAGAATCAGCACTCCTCAAATCCCAATGTTGGCTCAAGGGGGATTCGTTAAGGCGAACACTCCACAACTCGCAATGATTGGGGACAATAAACACTACGGTGAAATTGTGGCACCTGAGAACAAGATGCTCGCAATGGCTCGTGAAGCTGCTCGATTATCGAAAGATTCGAACAGTAGTGCGGAGGTAGTTGCATTACTAAGACAATTAGTCACATTAGTGGCTGGAATGGATTTGAACATCGATGGCGAATCTGTTACGAGAAAGATTTTCGATATTGCAAATGGAATCCAACAAAGAACAAATCAACCATTACTCGATTTCTAGGAGGTGCATAGAGTGAGCGAAATTACAGTGAATGGAGTTGCTCTTGCATCTCCTGTGTCTATATCAAACAGCGATGAAATCATTTGGAGCTCTGGGACTGGTCGAAGTGCGAACGGTCAAATGAGCGGAGATGTCATCGCAAACAAGAAAACAATTCAAATCTCTTGGGGAATCTTAACTCAAGATGAATATAACGCCATTCGAAATATCCCAAGCGGGTTCTTCAATGCGGTCGTGCTAGGTCAATCGATTAGAGCGTATCGAAGCACAATCTCTGGAACGTGTATGGGGACATTTAGCGATGGCATAACTTACTACAACGATGTATCGACATCGTTCATTGAGCAATAGGAGTGATGAAATGCTGGAAACAACACAAGAGTATAGAGATGCGATTGTGTCTGATGTTCGAGTGATTCACGCTTCATTCACGCTCAACAACCAGACTTACGATAAGTCACATCTAAAAAAAATCGAACATGATGCTTCCATCTCTGGAGGCTCATCGTTCGTCCCCGGTGGCACATTCATCAATTCGCTATCTGTCGAATTGAATCAGATAGTCGAAGGAATTGAGGAGATGATGCCATCAACAGCGAGCCTCGGAGTTCAAACAATTGACGGTCAAGCGGCAATGTTGCCCCTTGGTCGTTTTTTTGTGACCGAAATCAAGCTCGACCGTAACTCAAAAATTACAAAATTAAAACTTCAAGATGAATTCGTGAGATTGCTTGGAACGTATGAAAGCAAACTTTCGTATCCAACAGGGTCCCGAGAAGTCTTTCGAGAGATTGTGACGATGACTGGAATTCCTGTGAGTGATGCAATCAATCTCCCAGATGTGTCTATTAAGACAAAACTAGAGAAAGCAACATTCAGAGATGCAATCATGTATCTTGCTCAATTGGATGGCACGTTCGCACGATTCAATCGTGATGGCAAGATCGACTTCATCGATTTGAAGGCTACAACGAAACAAATCACGAGAAGCCAATATGGAGCTACTGGGCTAGTACGAGACGAAATCAAGTACAAGCTCGGATCTATTGAATGTACTGTCGATAAGACCAAGATTGTGGCGGGTAATCGTTCGGGGAACAAGATGGTTCTCAAGAATCCATGGATGACTCAACAATTGCTCGACCGTTTATACAACAAGTATCGAGATTTGAGCTTCTATCCATACGAATTATCATGGCGAGGCGATATCGACACCGAACCCGGCGATTGGGTCTCAGTTTATTGGGGTTCGGAGAATACACGATTCGACATTCCTGTATTCTCGCATCACATCACATTCGATGGTGGATTGAGTTCGAAGACCAACGCAAAAGAATCGGGACAATCTCAATCACAATACAAGTATCGTGGACCCGTCCAAGAGAAACTTGATTACATTGAGAGCCTTACGACCAAGATAGGCCGCTTGTATTTGGACGAGGCTGAGCCTATCAACCCTAAAGAGGGTGACAAGTGGATGAAGCCTAGTGGTGGATATGCCATCATGTTTGAACGTGTAGACGGTCAATGGATCCGTAAAGTGGACACCGCTGATTTGAATAAAATCATCGAGACCATTACGACTGATGAAGTCATCGCAAAGAAGATTAGTGCTGGTTTGATTCAATCACTAGAAATCAATGCACGACAAATCACAGCAGGCTCTCTCGATTTGAATCGAATCTCAATCACGAATGGCAGCAAGCCAATCATGGAAGTTCGAGATGGCAAAATCTACTTCGATGTTTCAAGTGTCGAGGATTTTAAAAAGCCAATCAAAGAAGTCGAAGCAAAGCTCGAGTTGAAGGCTGACAAGCTCATCACGGAAGACCAATTGAAGCATCTACAAGACCAACAATTGGTGATGATGCAAGAGATGAAAGCGAAAGCGACTCTTGAGACGGTCTTAGAGTGGAAGGCTAAGTATGAAGCATTCGTAAAATCGAACGAATCGGACAGAAAACAAGCCCAAGATGACCTTGTGGCACTCTCTCAACGAATGATTGGGATTCAAAACGACTTAGGCTCTATGACAGCCATTTGGAGCGCTATCGACCGCAACATGAAATTCGGGAATGAAGGGCTCTCGATTGGGAATCCTCAAGGAGATAGCTCGATTCTTGTGTCTGACAATCGAATCTCGATGATGTCTGGTGGACGAGAAGTCATGAGCATTTCTCAAGGGGTTATCCACATTGACAATGGGGTGTTCACTAAATCGATTCAAATTGGCTACTATGTTGAATCTCAATACAATGTGAATCCAAAATTCAACGTAATTCGTTACGTAGGACCGTAGGAAAGGAGGTAAAAGATGGGAATTCAATACTTCGACGGGAACTGGCACACTTATATTCGATATGAAGTGAGTACGCTATCCCAAGACCGTGTGGCGAATACTACGACCGCACGAGTAAGCTTGTACATCGGGAATGACCCCGGTGGATATGAAATCCAATTTGACCCAACCTACGGGGCATACATGGGAGTGCAACTTGCGGGGCAAAACAAGTACTTAAAAATTGAGCACCTATTCATTAAGGGCTCAGAGCGTTCTCTTGGAAGTGTGGACTTCACATTCACACACGATGAAGATGGACAAGCAACACGCAAGATTCTCTTGTGGTCGGGCTCTACGAGTGGCATCAACTATGGTGGATGGTATTTGGGCTCAATCGATACGAGCTTCACACAAACATTCGCCAAAATCCCAAGAATGTCGAAGGTCGCATCCGTATCTGGAACGAGAGAGCTCGGACAAGAGCTCACAGTCACGCTCGACAGAAAGGTCGAATCATTCACGCATCAAGTCTGGTATAAGGTTTGGGGCTCTGATTGGTACGATTTAGGAACAGGACTTGGAACGACAGTCAAATTCACGCCTTCTCCCGAGAACGCAAGAAAGAATGTGAACGTGGCATCGAGTACGTTTGATATTTGTGTCCGCACATTCGATGGTGACAAGCAAATCGGGATTGATGAGTATAGTGTTGGATGGTATATCGGGCTCCCTAGTGGCACACAACCAAGACTCGAGAACATTGAGCTTGTCGATAAGGCGAAAGCAACCAAAGACATCGTGGGCAAGAATACATTCGTTCAAACGTTCTCCGAGATGGTAGGAACATTCAAAGGGATGGAGGGCACTTACGGATCCACAATCAAGACATTCCATGCTGAGGTCGTTGGACAGAAGATGGCAATCACCTCGAATGGTGGCACATTCCAATTCTTCAAAAACTATGGCGATTACAATGTCGAAGCGTATGTCATTGATAGTCGTGGACTCAAGTCCAATGTTGTGACCGTACCAATCAAGGTGCTTCAATACTTCGCTCCAATGCTTTCATTTGAAGCGATTCGAGGTGGTGGAGACCAACAAACGATTGTCGTTCGAAGAACAGCCAAAATTGCACCGCTCATGGTCGATGGAGTGCAAAAGAATCCAATGAGGTTGAAATTCAAAGTAAAACCAGCGTATGACGGATTCTTCACGGATAACGCAGGCGGTGGAGTTGATTCGAAAGTCATCAATTCGCTCACGAATTCGAATTCGGACTTGTTTGGGACATTCGCTGCTGATAAGGCTTGGATTGTGGAAGGAACAATCTCAGATGCTTATGCAAGCTTCACATTCACCGCTCCAATCGTGGGTCCCGAAGAGGTAGTCCAATGTAGGACTCCAAAGGGAACAGGATTCGGAAAGGTATGGGAACGAGGTTCAATCGATGCGAAGGGTGACATCTACTCACACAATGAACTTGTGCAAGTTGGGAGATTGACTCAAATCGATGGTAAGTCCATAAAGATGACAGGATCCGCAAACGACTTGATGAAGACTGGGATGTTCTACTCTCACGGGATGAGCGACCTTCCTTCAAATTTGACGGGCTCTCAATTATATGGATACATCCAAGTGAATACTCATCCAAGTGATGAGAATTATGTGATGCAAACATATACACCATACGATGGGAATGTCATCTATATGAGACGGAAAACGCCTGTCACAGGATGGCATCCATGGGTTCAGTTCACTCCGAGCAATGTACCACTCTTTGGTGAATGGCATGATGCTCCTCTTACAAATGGATGGAGGCACTATGGCGGTAACGAAACGAATGTTCAATATCGCAAAGATTCAGAGGGTAGAATCTATTTGAGGGGTAGTTGTCAAGGTGGGACATATATCAATCGTGGTGGAACGATTTTCATGCTTCCTAAAGAATATAACCCAAAAAAGAAATTCTATATTCGAGCAATTACGGGAGATTATCAAGATTGTTATTTGATTTTATCTCCTGAAGGGGAGCTATATTGTGCTAAAGATAACCAAGTGCAAAGAGATTGGTTATGTTTAGACGGAATTATAATCTAAGGGGGCAAAATTATGAATTTAGAACAAGCAAAAACACGCAAGGCTCAACTTGAGAGAGAGGTTGAAGTCGCAAAAGAAGAAATCTATACATTCTCAATCGACAAGTCGAAGCTTGAGCAGCAAGCTCAAAATCTTCAAGACAAAATCGAATTTAAGAGTCGAGACCTCAACACCAAACAACAAGAAATCAACACTCTGGCAACAGCAATCGAGGTCATGGAACGATGAATCCATTCTTCTCCGATGCGGTCGTAATCGCTGCGATAGGCGGTGTTGTGAGCTTGATTACGACTAGAATATCAACCCAATCCAAGAAACAAACAAATGAAATTTTGAATCGATTGGATGGAGTGACTGAACAAATCCAAGATGTGAGAATGAATGTTCAGAAAGTTGAGAGCATCGGAAACGACAATCGAGAAGGTATTCGAACCACAGCGAGATTCAGACTATACGACACAATGTCAAGAGCCATCGAACGTGGATGGACAACAGTCGATGAAGCTCGTGAGATTGGCAAATTATACCAAGCGTATGTGAATTTAGGAGGGAATGGAGAAATCCATGACCTACATGAAATCTTCTTGAGATTACCAATAAAAACGAAAACAGAAATCAAACAATTAAGAGAGGATGTTTAAATATGGAACAATTACAAGCAACAATCATCAATGGAATCGTGAGCATTTTAGTCGTGTTAGTAGGATTAGCATTCACAGGATTGAAGGGCTTCATCCAAACTAAAGCGGCAGAATTGAAAGCCAAAACAGATGCTAAGAACTACGAGCTTGCAAAATCAATCACTCACACGGTCGTGAATGCGGTGGAACAAATCTTCCGAGATGTTCAAAACGCAAGTCAAGACAAGTTTCAAGCAGCATTCGACAATGTAACGAAAGAGCTTGAAAAAGCTGGAATTAATTTGGATGATGAATCCAAGAGAGTATTGATTGAATCTGTCGTGAATGGATTCAACGAATTGAAAAAGATTGAAGGATAAGAACACGGATCCACAGAGGGCTCATTGCGAGTCCTCTTTTTATTTGAAGGAAGGAGGAGCGTATGGAAAAAGTAATCAAAAGACATTTGAGCATTACATCAGCCAATCGAGTCGTTGAGAATTTAAACAATGAAATATACAGCAAAGACAAAGGCACAGCAACATTCAAGTTCACTACCGATGAACTAACAGCTTCAAAAGTTCTTTGCTTGTTTTATTTCAAATACACAAAACGATACAAAACAATTGAGGCAACAATCTCAGAAAATACAATCACAATCCCATTCGATAGCTCACTAATCACTACGGATGAACCTGTTGTGGGATATATCTATTTTGAGAAGGTAGAGAAATCAACGGATGTTTACTCATTCTTATTCAATGTACGTGTTAGTGAAATTGATAAGGCTCAAGAAACACCACTAATCGAACGAACAACAGGGCGGATTGTTGATGTTGAGAACGTTGTAACCAAACAAGAATTGGATGCACTTTTCAACAAAATCAAAGAACAAGGTGGAACGTATGATGATAGTGGATTGCGTGGCGAGATTTCGCAAATCACTGGCAAAATTGAGGCTTTAGAGCAAAAGACGGATAAAGACACCATCTACAACGATGAGCCCTTAAAACGCCGATTAGAAGCCTTAGAGAGCAAGCCCGAAATCGACACGAGCAACTTCGCAACTAAACAGGAACTACAAAATATTGCCTTAACACCCGGACCGAAAGGAGATAAGGGTGAAACTGGTGAACGTGGACCGATAGGACCGATAGGACCGCAAGGATTGACGGGACCAAGAGGGGCAGACGGTCAGCAAGGCTTACAAGGTATCCAAGGAGAACGTGGACGAGATGGAGAACCCGGACCTAAAGGTGACCGTGGCGAACAAGGTCAAAAAGGGGATACAGGCGAACGAGGTCCGCAAGGGTTACAAGGGGCAACGGGTCCTAAAGGCGAGAACGGTCGAGATGGTCGAGATGGCGTGGGTATTCCACAAAAATTAAGCATCGCTGGGAACGTTGTGACTCTGTCTGATGGGGGTGGAAGCATCACACTCCCAACTACCACAGCAACACCAAGTGGCACTCCCGGTCAAGTTCATGAATATGAAATCCATGGGACAGGAATGCCAAATGGAAAAGTAACCGCTCCTGTTGGGACGACATACGTTGACACAGCAGTCACAAACGGTGCTCTTAAATGGATTAAGAGACGAGGAAACGACAATCAAGGATGGGAAGTCTTGACGGGCGATACTGGTTGGCGTACACTTCCAATCGTTTCAAAGTTGGGCGGTTCATTCTTAAAAATTCGCAGAAAAAACGACACGATTATATACCAATTTGGCGGTTTAAGTTGGGGTTGGTTCGGTGTTATTCGTAGAGGCGGTGCAGGTTATCAAGTTCAAGGGTCAGACCGTGAACGAAATTGTTACATTTTAGGTTTAAATGGCGTTCCTCAAGGATTTCGCTCTGAGGCTTCCCTCATTGGAGGAATATACAACGACAAGGGAATACCATATGGAACGTGGTATTTGGGAGGGGCTGGAGACAGTAACATGTTACGCTTCCAATTTATCGACCCCGTTCCAACAGACCGAGACATCGGAGACATCCGAGTGAGCTTGATTACGTATTTAACAAGCGAGCCTTGGCCGGTAACATTACCATAATTTAAGGAGGAATATATAAATGGCAACAGTTAGAGAAGTACTTGATTTTATTGTGTATTTAGCAAAAATCGGAAGTGGTGTTGATAACGACCAAATGTATGGATTCCAATGTGCGGACATCCCTGCTTATATCTCATACCACTATTTCGGGAAGTGGCTTTGGGGAAACGCTATTGACCTGCTAAATTCAGCAAAAGCACAAGGTTTTGATGTAATTTATGAAGGCGATGGAGTCATTGCAAAGGCTGGCGACATCTTTGTGATGGAGGTCCCGGGCAGCCCTTACGGTCACACAGGAATCGTCATTGAAGATTCTGATGGCTATACACTAAAGACCATCGAGCAAAATATCGATGGAAACTGGGACTTCCTTGAGGTGGGTGGTCCCGCTCGATTCAACACTCGCTCATACGCTGGGATGGTTGGATATATTCGATTCCCTTATGGATCCGATACGAGCACACCTGTTCAACGAGAAGGATGGATTCAAGATTCTGTTGGTTGGTACTTCAAGAATCAAGATGGAACGTATCCATTCAATGCTTGGAAGAATATTGATGGGAACTGGTTTAGATTCAATTCTGATGGCTACGCTCTTGAGAATACTTGGTTCAAGGACGATGAGGGCTTCTGGTATTGGTTAAAACCCGGAGGTTACATGGCTATCGGATGGCATAAGATTGGGGGCAAGTGGTACTTCTTCAACGAGGTTGGAGAGATGAAGACAGGTTGGATTCGCTACTTCGACAAGTGGTACTATTGCACTGAGTCCAATGGTGACATGGTATCTAAAGAAGTTCGCAAGATTGGTGATGCGTACTACTATTTCAACGAGAATGGAGAGATGCTCGAAAAAGCATCGGTTCGTGTTGATGAAAGTGGTGCGATTCACTTCGAAG